AAAAGGAATATGGTAAATGTTATCACCTAATCCAAAATAACTATCTAAAATATAATTCATTAATTAGAACCCTTTCATAATATATGCAAGTGCGTAATAAACTGCAATATTTTTTGTACCAGAACCCGATGAACCTGTTGATCCTGAAATTGTATGAGTATGGTCTCCACTGGAACTGGTCGCAAAGGTATAATCCGTAGCTGGCTCACCTTGGCAGGAATTACTATTGCCATTGGAGTGGACAGAATATGCGTTTATATTATGAGTATGGGCGCCTGCAGATGCTGCCAATAAAGAACCCGAACTATGCGTATGCGCAGGAATAGAGCCATCGCCCGTGGTTCCTACAGAATAACTTCCGCCCGCTGCAATAACAAACCTGGCTCGTAAATCAGGGGTTCCGTTTGAGCCATTGCAGAGATACCAACCGGCAGGAATTGATTCTACCGAACCCGACCACATTAAAATAACCCCAGACGGAATACTTTTATCTATATAAGTTTTTACTGCTTTTTGTGTAGGAATTTTGCTATCCGAATTTGCCGCTAAGGTAGCATCTGTATCGGCAGCTTCTAATCCAAGAGTAATCCAAGCATCATTGGCATTATTCCGGCGCTTCAGCAAGCCAGTTGATGTATCGTACCACCACATATTGGAATAAGTAGGTGAAGGCGCGGTAGCTCCGGAATTATTGGTTACAATAGATTGCAGCACATTATTCATATCGTTTAATACCGCTACACCAGAAGCATCATCAATAACATAATCATGTTGCTCCGCATAAACGTAGCTTTTATTGAAATCCAAATAACCGCACCCGCCTAAAAGCATTAAAAACATCAAACCAATCAAAAGTAATTTCTTCATGGAAACCTCCCTTTTTTATGCAAGTTCATCTACATCAATTCCTAACTCACTAATAAGCATGTTGTAATCTACGCTATCTCTTTCTATCAAAATATAAAACTCAAAAGCGCGGGCTTCAAATTCTGCGCTGTCCAATCTTTCCCATGTAGACCAGGACACCGGAGAAACAGCCGGATCGTCGTCAGTATGCCGGACAAAAATTTTTGCATCAGCTCCGGCAGATAATATTCCACTGAAAGATTCCCAAGTGCTTATTTTTGATATTCGACTTCCTATCGTATCGTTAACATTGTATATTCCTGTTGTTAATCTGGTTGTAAGACGGACTTTTTTAATAGAGCCCAAATCAATTCCTTGTGAAAACTGATAGGTTCCAGATACAACCGGCGGAGAAGCACCATCTATTAATTTTAAAGCACCATCATCTACTTCTGTTCCATTGTGATTACCTAAAAAATTGGGGGCTTCGTCAAGAGTAGTTACAGATACAAAAGTATTAACGCTTACCTGTTTTGTCGTAACCGTCGTTATTATTTCTGACGGATTTCCATCAACATCATAAACGCGGGCTAAATATGTTCCTTCTTTAAGCGGCAATACGGCAAAAAGTGTCCGGGCAAAGGCTGCTTGGCCTATGCTGACGCTTGATCCCCAGGTGGCGTTTTCCATTAAAGGAGAATGCCTAAATTCAACCTCGCCGCCATAAATAACATCGAGCTCCGCCGGTTTATCCCACCGGATAAGAGCCTGGGCGCCGAAAGCAGATATCGTCATATTGGCTAAAGGCGCCGGAGCGGAAGATCTGCCAACGACCGTATAACCGGAAATTGTTGTCCACGGTCCGGGCAATAATTTACCGTTGACCTTAAATCTTAATCTTATGTCAACTACCTCTTTTGACCGAACGTCTCCGACATAAACATATCCATCCCCCTGCTCCTCTATAACTGCCGGATAAAAATTCTCTCCGGTTCCATTCTGCCGAATTTGTACGATAAGCTCATTGCCGGTGCCGAAAATGCTTTTGTTCAACGGGTCAAAAACAATGCCGATTCTTACTTTAAGCGTTCCGGTTGAACTTATTACCATCGCTGTTTCATTAGAATTGATAGATTTTATGTTTGGAGCCGGGATAGAATCTTGGGTTGATATTTTAGTCACAAATTCCGGTATGCTTTCACTATCGCTGTCATAAATCGCCGGACGGTAAGGAACGGCTGTAATCGTTGCCTGTAGATTTCCTTCCGGTATTATAGAAATAACCGTTGCATCCTCCGTCTCTTCCCCTAATTCTCCAAAACAAAAGATATCTCCAACTTCTATTGCCGGAGCCGGCGGAGAGCCTATTCCGGCTATAGGTTCAGATAGCGTTAAAGCTTTTGTCGTGCCTTCGACCGTAATTACCTGGGTAGAAAGTCCGGGGTTGTCTAATGTACGGATAATTAACCCGTAATTCTTACCGGCTTCCATCATTACCTCTTCATCAAGCGTAACAGAAGTTACAGCATTATTTTCATCAACAATTATAGACTTAATCCTTCCTTGGGCTAAACCAACAATCATTACATCGTGAGCTATTTTAATCCAATCACCTCGTTTATAGGTCAAAAATTCCATATCCTGCTTAAATGTCCATCTTTCCGGCTGATTCAATACCTGCGCCAGGCGCCATCTGCCCAATTTATAAATCTGGTCCGGATCTGTCACTCCGAGCAGTTCAAGCGATTCAAACTTCGTAGCATTATCGTCGCTATATCCGTCACGGTATATCCGGCGTTCATCTGTAGCATATTCTTCGTTCTCGTTTGAAAATTGAATACGCCAGCCGTGCGGCGGATCTAAAAAGAATTTTTCCGCGGAAAATCCATAACTGTTCCGCGGGGTTATTACGCTTACATGGGTTGTCTGTTCCCGGTCAATTACTACCGACCATTTGCCGTCAACCATAGTCGGCGCGGCTCTGCCGGCGGCGCACATATCTACCAGGGTATCCCAAACCGAAGCTGAAAAATCACGCACCATATTAAACTTAAATCCCTTCTCTTCGCAAAATTCGTGCCATTCCTGCAGGGCTTCAAGGTCAATCCTGTCATCCGACAGCGGAGAAGCCATTCCGTTGCCCTGGAGGGCAAAACGGTACAATGAAGCCGGGTTTTGTGTGGCGCGTTCTATCCAGGTTTCGCTTACAGAATCCCAATCAAGGCATACCCTCGTCACAATGCCCGAAAAATCATTGATAATGCCGTTTAATTGGTCGGTAGCCTTAATGACTATCGCTGTCATAGCAAGAGGAACCGGGGAATTGACCGGGCTTTCAGCTTTTATAGAACGCAGCGCGGTCCAATAAGTTGAATCGGCGATAAGGCTTGAATCCGTATCTGCCGTGGCCCGGCGGACCCTTACGTCATATTGCGTCCTCTCCGATACTCCCCACCGGATACCGAACCTTAAAGCCGCTGATTTTTTGGCGGTAAATGTTATGCTGTTTATAAGATTGCCTGTTTTATTAAGCCAGGAATTGTCAAAGGTGATTTTAAACTTCTCTCCGGATGTGTCTATTTTTGACCACGGGTCACCGCTGTCTGTTTTTCTGTATTCAATTTCTATAGTTACAGACCTTGATTGTTTATTCCCGTTATCATCAAACTGCACAAGGCCGCTTGGGAATGAAATATCCAGGCTTATCTCATCGGCATTAATTGTCGTTGTCCTGGTTATCCAGTCGCTTGTTTGTTTCAGCGCTACCGTAAAATCTTCCTCGCTTATCGCCGCCGGGAATAGGGTTAACGGTTCATCGTCGTCGTAGCCTTCCCGGTGTTCGATTTGATAATCGCTGAACTCGCTTAAAAGCGTATCGCCTATTTTAAGGCTATCCTCGTCTATCTCTATCGGCCCAATGCCCCAGACAAAAAGCATCCGGATGTATTGATCAGAACCAATCATTTCCGTATATGGCTTTGAGCCCTGGGGTGGAGTTTGCCGGTATTTACCGAGCAGTACCGGAACAACCCCGAATGGGTTTAATGAGTTTTGCGCGCCTTCAATATAAAGCGTATTGCTGTCCGCGCTGTCGGTTCCGGATAATTCCGCTAACGAGGAAGTTGCTTTTGTGGGGCATAGCGCGTTTACCGCAAGCATCCCTACCGTTGCAAACACCGCCGTAGCCCCTGCTGCCCAACCCGCGGCTGTTCCGATCCATGCTCCAACAATCCCTCCTGCCCATACGGAGAAAGCGACAACCGCAATCGTCAATACAAATCTTAATACATTCTTTCCACCTCCATCACCGCCGCCGCGGGGGATAGGACAGACTCTTGCCTCTACGAGCTCACTGGCTTTGGGTTTATATTCCGCCCATAACTTTCGCGGTATAACCCTTCCGTTAATGAAAATAACCGCGTGCCGGATTTTCTCCGCTTCCGGCTGCGCATATACAATCATGTCCTTAACCGTTGTGCCCTCTTTAAATTCAAGCAGCTTTTTGGCTGATTTAAAAGGGTGGACAACCGCGGTCATTCTAATTTTATCGCTCATTTTTACTCCACATTTGATTCTTTGACAAATTTAAAAAAGTATGGCATAATCTGGCTATGAAAATTTATCGATTTTTATTGCTTTTTTTAATCCCAATATTAACTGGTTGTGCCAATCTACAAATGGTAAATGTCCGCCCTGAATGGAATCCGTCAAAAGGCCAAGAATGGGCTGATGCAAATTGTAAGGCTCAAGCGCAAGCAAGTTCGCGCGATTGGACTGATGTGGTATTACACAATGAGGAAAAAGTATATTATGGTTGTATGGCTTCATATGGTTATGAGCTCCGTGATGTTCCGCGCACCCCTTCGTCTTCCTCCTCTAACAAATGATCTATGTTAGTCAAAAGTACATTGCTTATATCCTGGCC